GGAATTTCAATTCCATAAGATTTAAGAATTTCGTAAATGTTTTTCATGTTTTATTGCTCCTTTTCAACTAAAATAATTGTTATAGACCACTTTCTGGTCTGTGGTTTACTTCATATTGTATTATACACAAGTTATCAACATTTGTAAAGTAGTTATTAACAAGTTATACACATAGTTATAAACAATTAACCAAAATAAAAAGTTATCAACATATTGTTGATAACTTGTTGATTATACGCTTAATTTAATTGACTTAGGTTTTACTTGCTTTCCTGTATATCCAGGTACATAAGTTCTATCCATTTTAGGTGATAGCCCAGCTTGTTGTGATATAGAATTATACTGTGACTGTAATTGATTTATATTGTTTTTTATCTTCTCAGCCATTTCTGTATCACCCATTGTGTCTGCGAAGATATATTTATCTTTTTGCTTTCTAATTGCTGTCTCCATATTTCGCTGAGCTTGTGTAGCTTGATACTTTGTCATTTCTTTTCCATTAATATTTACCGGTTTTTCACTATTATCTTTATACTGTTTAAGTTCTTCATCAGTATAAGTTGGTTTAGATATTCCCAATATTATTGGAAACGTGTAGTGCTTACAATTACAAGTAGATATATGACGCCTTAGTTCTTCATTTCTTAGCTCAAATTCTTTTTTGCTGAACTGCCTTCCCTGTATATCTATATGGTCTCTGGCACACAAAGCATGAGCTGATACTTCTACACCATCTGCACCAAATTCTTCCCCAGTTTTTTCTCTGATGCCATTATTAACTTGCCTAACTCCTTCTAATACATTCATTCTAACTGCACTGTCTAATCTTCGTGTAAGACCACTTGCATATGTTACTTTTAATCCTTCATCAGCATATCTCAAATTAGATTGAAGTGTGGAATCTGTTAATTGCTTATGTATGATATTATTATAATCATCTATACCATTTGTTACAGCATCAATAGCCACATCAACGAGGTTTCTATAAGGCTCAAATATAACAGTGGTATTAGACATATTCATAAATGTGTTATGTGTTAGATTCTGTACACTTCTAATATAATTCATCATGTTTTGATTCTGCTTAAAAGGTACTTGTATTCTATTATGAGCCACATATAGTTCATATGCATCTTTATATACTGATAGTCCGCTTAATTCTAATACTTTATCAAGCTCATCTAATGTTTTTCCTGTCTCTTGCGCTAACAGATATTCAATAGAATCAATGTTTTGTTGCATCTTAGACATTTGTTGTAGTCTAAAAAGGTTAGAAGGAGATAGTTTTCCTATCTCCTTTATCTGTTTTGCCATGAGCTTGATATAATGAGTATTTATAGCATCAAAGCGAGCTGATACGATATAAGCATAATCTGTTAAATCTGCTTCACTAATCATTAGCTGTTATCTCCTTCTTTATTACTAGGCTGAGCATTGGTATTATTTTGATTATTCTCTAACGTAGTTTCCGGCACTTGAGTGAATAAATCATTTAATTGCTGTTGCTGTTGTGCTTGTTGCATTTTGTCTATAGCCAATTGGGCAGTTGTTATAGATTCACCTGTATACCATGCTCTTACTTCTGCTTTACTTAGAATACCTGCTTGTTCCATTGTGAGTTTCTGTTCAAGCTCCGTATCTGTATCAGTAAGTATACTATCCTTCCAATCAATTTTGGTCTCATAATCACCATCTGCAAAAAGCCCATATAAGTCAACAAATACATTCATAGCACTTACTGTGTCTAATATAGCACTCTCCAATGCTTCCTGCATAGCTGTAACCGTAATGTAAGTTCTTTGTTTCATTAGTTTGATTTCTGTAGCTGTCTTAGCATCACTGTTTGGGTCTGATATAGTGCCTCTCGCAAGTCCTATAACATCCTCGATTATGCATTTATAATTATTGAGTCCTTGAATATAATTATTATCTCTTAAAGATGGAGCCCACTGATTATATGTCTCATCTGAACCTAAATCCAATTTTCTATAAAGTCTATTCTTACATTGGTCTAACTCCATTTGTGTGCCATAATAGTTGGTAGAATATGTAACAGCAGTAGGGTCTACATCAACTGCAAGCTGTCCACCTTCATATTCCCAGTCAAGTCTTGAAAACTGATTGTCTGCTCTTTCTATAATCCCTACTGCAGGACTAAATAGTGATATACCTAATGGACTATCAAAATCTATATTATTTGCAATAGGTACTCTGAAGAATCCATATAATGGTTTATCTACATTTTCAATAGTAACCGGCTCTTGTGATATTGTAGCCCATCTATCTACATCAGTTAATGGAATTTCTTTACCTAACTCCTGCTCTTCATTGTCATCTGACTGTACAAGTTTTGCTTCAAATGCTTTATTCTCAATAACAATCTTGTTTTCTGTTTGAGAAAATGTCTGTCTCTCTACCTTTGTATACACATATTCGCCAGAAACAAATTGGTCATAAAATGCTATGTCTGTGATATTTCCATCATCATCAAAAGCTATAGGTAAGAAATCACCTTGAAAACTAAAATCAAAGTAGATTTTATTGTTTGAGATATATGGCTTTATAATCATACCGCCTAATGCAAGAGCTTTTTCTACAGCTTGAGGTAATTTCTTAATAAGCTTCTTTTTATAAGCATCATTTAGAAATTGTGCTCGTGTTGTTATTTCATCAGGTTGATTAGATTTATCTTCGTCTACATCTTCATCCATTCCGGGGTCAGTTATTCTGGTTTCCAATTCAGATAACATCTGCTGTTGGAAAGAATTACATATCTGTTTAGCTAAACCTAATGAATATATACCTTTATCTTCATCAAGCCAAGGACTTTGGTCTTTGTACATTTGTTTCCATAAAGTGAAAGCATCTGACATAGAAGTAGATACAGTTGTTTCTTCTATATCTATTGCTTTAGTGATTGAAGTGTATCCTAACATCTTGTCAATTGCCTGTTGTATTAATCGCAGTAATTTTTTTATCATTTTTCTACCTCCTCATTTTTAAATAAGCTTGATAATTTTGGAAATTGTGATGCTATAAACTCTACAAGCGTTTCATCATATGCATAATCAGTTAATCCAGCTTCATAAAAAAATGCATGTATTAATTCATGTCTTAGAACTTGCTTATAATATGTGTGCTTATGATTAGTGCAGTCATCACCAGGTAGCATATCTAAAGGATATTTTATTTTAATTACTTTATCAATAAAATTTGTTTCTCCGTCTAATGATTTTGTGGCTAAATCTGTGCTAATCTCCTCACTTGATTCAATTCTATATACTGTGCCTAGTATATCTATTGTCGTTTCCATCTTTGTTACTCCTTTCGTTTTAAATTACTTTATTATCATAATTATAAAGGTTGATAAATAATAACACAATAAAAAGTTGTATTATCTACCTCGCCTCTTCCATACTTGTTCCATAGCATATCTTGTCATATCTATACTGTGGTTATCTTTATCAGGATAGTTAGAAGTCGGATTTCCATCTTTATCCAATTCATACTCATACTTCTTAAATTCCTCAGAAGTGTTAGGACAGCGAACTGGGTCTATTACTATCTTAATTAATGATTGTAACCACTTCATTCCATATCTTACACTATCTGGTCCTTTTTCTGCCGCTCGTGCATTAATTCCATAGCTTCTATAATCTGCTACTGATTTCTGCTCGGCACTATCACAAGTTACCACATCAAATCTTCCTAAATGGAAATCATCTAATAATACTTGAGCAGTATCTTTATTCTTCATCTTATTAGCTCTAAATTCTTCAAAGATATATAAAGTCATTCTTGCACTATCGTAATACATACATCCATAATGGAATGGGTCAGGATACCAACCCCAGTCAACACCTCTGTATAGCTTATCCCACTTAGCAATTTCTTTATCTGTAATTTTTCTAATCTCAAGATTATCAAATACCTCTGTTCCGTTTCCTACTGGTATACCTAAATACTCATGCTCATATGCTTTGGGATTTACTTGCTTGAGCCATTCAGCATCATCTATGAACTGTTGTCCTAACCATTCAGGAGGAGCTTGTAAATATGTTGTATGAGATACGACAGTATCAGGTCTTAGTTTTTCTTTCTCTATATAATCATTAGCCCAGTTCTGTCTTGACTTAGGTGGGTTCATAGATTTGAATACTATAAAATCATTACCACCTCGAATTACTGACTGCTGAACTTTTCTTATTTCTTCTTCGCCTGCAAACTCATCAAACTCCTCAAACCATAAGTAACCTATATATCCAAAAGGTACTTTGATAGATTTAGACTTTGCCGCTTTATCCAATCCTTTAAATATGATTCTCTGTCCGGTTCGTAGATATTCTGCTCTCATTGGAGATTTAGTGAGCTTCCAATCACTTGTTACACCTAATTTATCAATAGCCCATTCTATCTGTGCAAATACGGAGGTCTCTAATGTATCTCCTACTTTTCTATACACGACAGCATGTTTCTGAGCATTTTCTTTTTTCATCATATTAAAGACTATTTCTATAGATACAAATGAGGACTTCAAAGAACCTCGTCCACCTGTCAAGTCATAATATGTATGCTTATGATGTTTTATATTATTGTGGATACTATAGAAAGCTGGACCTATGCAGTTAATAAGTGATGTCTTTTTACTCTTCATTATCTTCCTCTTCTAACTCAGCATCCTCCGGAATATCGTCAACTATAAGAACTCTTGCATCCACATTGATATTTTTAGATTGTACATCTAATCTACGTGCCAGTTCAGATGCGGCTCGTGTTCTATCCTGCACAGATACCTCCATATCAAACTGGTCTTTTTGCTCACCTCTCATCACAGAAGTAAGGTATTCCATAACCTCTTGAATGTCTGCAATTCTACATGATTGCAACCTTTCATTAATGGCATTGATGTATCTCCTCACGTTGTTTTGTTTTAACAGCCTGCAACCTTGTGGTCCTGCTGTCTTCACACTATATCCTGCACTTATTGCTGATTGTGTTATATTATTTGTTTTCATATATTCTTGTACAAAGACTATTTGTCTATTGTTTAATAACTTCTTTGCTTCTACTTCTTTATCTGTTTCTTTAGTCATTATCTTTCACCTCATCCCATAGATTTTTCAATGTTTTTATCACTTTTATCTGTGATGCTGTTTGGATTAATTCTTCTTTTCCTTTTTTTACTTTATACATTTTTATATATCTATTTTGCTCTTGAGAATAGAATTGATATGTATTTATACATACTATTATATTTTTTGATTTTAGAGCTGTTTGTAATTTATACATTAACTCCCTGGTATTCATTATCCCGCCTCCTTTTTTATGATTTTTAACATATAATGTACTATATTTGTTAATTATTATAATATGTTTTGTTAAGGTTGTAAATATAAAAAGTAGGTGGTATATTTCTATATCACCTACTTGATGCACTTTGATTTGTAATATGGATTTTATATGTTAAATTAATGGAGAAGTATTATCTAACCATGTTGACCACCCCCTTTATCTAATATATGCACTCTTGTCTTATCTACAGTCAGCTCAACAAATCCATCTCTTATCTTATACCTAAAAGTACATTTATTGTCTGTCTCTGTATATGCATATACTGTTAATGCGATATTATCCAATATAATTTGCATATATGTTACCGCCTCCTTTTTATTTATTATAACACGATAACCAAATATTTTATATGCTAATCTATACTGAAATAATGATTCTTATAATGGAACTTAGGTGTTCCAAATGAATGATAATGAGACATTCTAAATGCTGTTATCTCATTGTCAAGCTGACTTTCAAGTTCTGTATTTATAGCCCTATATGTTTCTTCTGTAGGTGTAACATCATATATTCTTCCATTACTTACCACTTCAAATTGATGCTTTTGCATTATAACATCTTTCACAGTGTTTGGATACTTATCTGAATCTACTCTATTTAGTATTACATCTACAACATACTGTTTTCCTAATAGTCCTTCTGTCCCAGCTTCCGCCTCCACACATTTTGCAAATAACTCATATTCATCATTGTCCATCCAATAACTAGGATGAACTTCACAAGATTGAACTATATTTGTATCATTCTCTTCTACGTCCGGTTTAGCTGTTGTTACTACCGTAACTTGCTTATTAGTCTCATTGTTTTCTGCATATAAATCATCCTGTGCTGATTTTACTGTTGTAATAAAGAGTATCCATACAATTATAAGAATACTCACACTTATTATATTACGTTTCTTTGTCATTATTTTCCTCCCATAATCTTTTATGATTATTTTCTTTTTGCCATTTTCTCCAGCATGTTATTCCCATACCTCTATTAATAGCTTCTTCCGTTCTTAGCTTTCTCCCGCATCTTTTGCAAGTTGTCTGTTTAGCTTCATTCATTAGATTTCTCCTTATGTGGACTTGATATACAAGTCAAATAATATATGCATTTTGGAGTGCAAATATATTTTTTATCATAAGCACATTTCCGGTCAATCTGTATGATAGATATCGTTCTTGTTTTCATATTTCTCTCTCAACTTTCGTAAATATTCTAATTGTTCCTTGTCTTCCTTCTCCCTCTCCTGCTTATTTACCGGAGAAAGTAAAATTAATAATATAACCATCAATGCTGATATTACTAATAGCATCAGTAATAATGCTAATATGCATAGTATAAACCAAGCACTCATTTTTTCACCTTCTTTCTTTAGTGTTTATATGTGTTATCGCTTCACTATGTTTATTAAGCTACAGATTTCATAACTTGTATTTCAAGTTCTTCAATCTGTTCCCAAGTGAATCCGAACTGATTAACAAGTATTTCAGCTTTATCATCACAATAGATAGAATTTTCTATTGTTGACTGATTAACAAATAATTCAACTGATTGCTTATAAGCTCTGATAGCTTCTGATTTGATAAACTCATCAATTTCATCCTCGTTATTAAAAATTACTTTATCAATGTAATATCCTTTATACTGTCTCATATAATACCTCTTTCTCAACTTTCGTTGTATTTCTTATTTACAATTATATATATTGTAATACATAAAAAGGTATTTGTCAATAGTTTTTTATAAAAATACATAAAAATTTATTGAGCAAGGCATGATAAGACAGCATATTCAAGAGCTATATCTTCATCTATAGTTCCCATCTTTATTCCTGTTTCTATTTCCTGACATTTAAGCATATTTCTTTTAACTTCTATTATACTATATCCTCCTACATTCTTAGTACAGCCATACAACTCTCCTTTTGTCATTCCAGTTCGTTCCATAGCGCCTTGCTTATTACTCCCCAAGCCTTGATAAGCTAATAAGTTTCTAAAACCGGTGTATAAGATTGATACAATCATCATAGCAGGTTCACCTTTTCTTTTAGCTTCATCAAGTTTCTGTATAGCTGTTTCTGTATACCCACCTAACACCGCATTAGTTAATTCAAAGGTTATATCTCCGATTTCTTTATGAAATAATCCTTGCTTATCTAGTTGAGCAAAACAACTATCAATGGTTAAGTCAGTTCTAACAGACGAATATTGCTTAATCTTATCTATTTCCATTAGTATTCTACCATAATCATAATTGCAATAATCAACTAACTTACTTGAATTTTCCTCGCTTAAATCGGGTAAATCTTTTGATATGTATGTTTGTAACACCTCTTTAGTTAAACGCGAAAATTCAACTAAATTTTGTTGATTCTTCTTTACAAACACAGAACGCTTATCTAAGCTATGATATCTAAGAATGATATAATCTTTAGTTGGTGTATTTCGTACAGTTTCCCAGCTATCCTCAGCTTTTAAAAATGTCATATCATCTTGAACTACATATAGTCTGAGAGATTTATCAAACCTCTTCTTGTTTATATTCTGCATTATATATGATACTGAATCTGCACTTATACGTTTAGTATTTGTAACTTCTAATATATGTGTTAGGTATATATTTAGAATTGTTTGTTCTTCCCCAAATAGTATCAAAAAATGTGGAATATCATTGGATGAGATACGTTTCATTAAATCTACAAGCTCCATGTTTTATTTCCTCCTGTTACTGCATAGCATGGTGGTGCTAAAGTGATAGGTACAAAGGTTACAAGATATATAATATGAGTAGGATATTTAGCTCTTAAACAGTTCATTTTCTTTATTGCCATTGATTTATTCTGATAAGCTCCACCTCTGGCATTGAAATACATCCGTTCTTCTGTCAGGTCTTTTATAGTATATAATTCCATTAGAATAGCTTTCCTTTCTTCTTAGGTGTTTGCTGGGTTACATGAACAGCTTCAGGGAATGAGTTATTATGAATAATATGATAAGTGATATGATACAAATACTCTTTGTCATGCTCGTTGAGATTATAATACAAATAAAATCCGGTGCTCCCATCAAAATCATTCCCAAAAGCATATCCATATTCTGTGTCTGATATATCCCCATGCTCCTTATGCATACTTACAAGCTGTTTACAGTATTTATCAAATAATGAGTCATCTATTAGGTTTTGGCTTAATTCATAATAAGCTATGGAAAGTATTATTATTTTTCTTTGTAGAAAATTGATACAAGTGAGTTTATCCCATCTTCTTGGAAATTTTTGCATTTTTAATAATCACCTCATCAATATAAGCTTGACAACCTTTTATACAATCTTCCTGAGTTTTAAATTCTGTTCCATCCCATAAGCTGTTGTATCTTATATCTCTTTCATCCTTAGAATCTATGCAGTAGTACCAACAATCTAAATTTGATGAGTAACTTATACGACATTCAAACTTTTTATATTTACCTCTATAGAATTTGCTATTACCAAATCTTTCTGTAACATCTTTAAGTCTCATCTTTAATTTCCTCCAGCATTCTAATAAGCATACTTTCTATACTTGATTTCTTGTTTATTGTGTTTCTGCTTAGCTCTTGCTTACATATAACTATAGCCTTTAAACATCCAAACGACTTATATATAAGCGCATTTGCCTGTGCATTATACAATCTTTTTTGAAATACTTTAAAAAATAATAAGCAATCAATCTTATCTGTCTCTGTTTGTTTACCTTTTAATTGTGTACAAGCTTTTAATAATTTAGTACCACTCTTTTCTCTCAGAGCCTTTAATACATCATCCACACAATCTTCCGTTCTCTGCACTTCCTCGTGTGCAACTTGTAGTTCACCTATATTAGTACAGTATTCAAGCTTTAATTCATCATCACATACTGATTTTAATTCCTGCATTGTATAAGGTCCCATTTTAATAACTGTTCCCCTGCTTCTAATAGTACCTAGCATATTATCAATATTATGAACAGTCATTATGAAGTAAGCATTATTAGGTGGTTCCTCTACAACTTTAAGAAGTGCATTCTTTGCTTCATTTTTCATATCATCTGCATTCCTGAAAATATAACAAGTAGATTCTGTAATAGTATAAGCATTTTCTATTGTTTCTCGTACTTCTGCGATACTATTTCCCATAATTATACCTTTAGCATTTATCATTTTTATAATGATTTTTGCAAGTGTTAATCTTCCGCTTCCTTGTGCTCCTGATATTATTATGAATCTAGGAACTGACTTATTACATCTCCACTGAATAAGAGTTTGAATATTATTTTTCTGTCCTATCATTTTCCTGCCTTTCATATTCTTCCATAGTTGGTCTTTTCCCATCTAAATCATTCCAACTGTAAAGCTTGTGATTTTCATCTTGCCATTGACTTTTGTAACAATTTCTACAACTACATCTTCCACTTAGCCAACGCATTTCTCCATAGTACTCTGGCTTTCCACAATGTTTACAAATTATAATTCTTCTCATTTCGTCCATATAACTTTATTCCTTTTCACAATAAATCAAGATAGATAATTCAATCAATGTCTTAGGGTCATTATCCCACTTAATTTGATTATTAATTGATACAATAAAATCCATAACATCAGATAAACTATCATCAATAAGCTGTTCTAACTCATTCTCAAGTGTATTAGGTAAGCTAATATAAGTAAAATTCTTATACAAGGCATACTTTTCCACCTCAAGAACAAACTTTGCAAAGTCTTTCATAAACTGCTTTACATCTTTACCCGCATTATATACATTTTCTATTGTAGTAATAGCAGTTCCTTTTTCTTTATTCTGTAATGCTGTTAGGAATAATATAAATGTATCATAATCTTCTGCACCAATAGTCTTTAACACATTTTCCAATGTTACATCAGGAGATAATGAAAGGCATTTATCAAGAAGTGTGATAGCATCTCTCATACCTCCAGATGAAACTTTCGCTATATATTCCAAAGCTTCTGCATTCCAATTATAAGCTCCATCACAGCCACATTCATTAGCTTCCTCACTTTCCATAATAAGTATAGCAGATAATCTATCAACAATACCCTCATTACTTATTTTCTGAAAATTGTATCTTTGCACTCTGGAAAGAATAGTAGCTGGAATCTTTTCTGGATTTGTTGTGCAAAAGATAAATATTGTAAATTTTGAAGGTTCTTCAAGTGTCTTTAATAATGCCTGCCACGCCCCCGAGCTTAAAGAATGACACTCATCCACTATAAATATCTTATATTCTGCATCAAGTGGTTTTCTTTTTGCATCTTCTATAATCTGTCGTATATTATCCACACCACTATTACTTGCCGCATCTACTTCAATAGGATTTCCTTTTCCTGCATTTATCATATTTGCAAATATTCTGGCACTTGTAGTTTTACCTGTTCCGGCTGGTCCCGTAAAAAGATAACCATGCTGAAAAGTTTTTGTCTCTAACTGATTCATTAATATGTCTTTAATAGCTGACTGCTCAGTCATGTCCTCGAATACTTTTGGTCGATATTTTACTGCTAATGCTTCTTTAGCCATTATTATAATTCCTCCTTGAATTTTAAATATTCTAAAAATTGTCTTTCATCTAATACATAATAATTTTTTCCACAAGGTTCAAACTGAAAAGCTAATACACCTTCTTCTTTTCCTTGCTCAAATGTCTGTTCTTGCAATTTTTTCATCCAATCTTTTTTTATACTGAATGATTGCTTTACAGACATTGAGGTTTTAGCCTCTATGAAGAATTTATCTGTATGTACATCCCCTCCACCGAATTTTGTTCCTCCGGAATTGCTTTGTACTTTACCCCCAGTTACTTTTGCTATATGCTTTTCCTGTTTATCTGAAAAATATCTAGTTGTCAAAATGTATCACCTTCCTATCATCATATTCCATAGCGTTCAACGGAGTTTGTGTTTTCCAGTGTGCATTATTTATAAGTATAGAATCATCATAGATTGTTATTGATATATACAATTCTTCGCTTTTATCGTACTCCTTTGCAATATCTCTTATTTCTTTTACATGCTGTAAAATAAGCATTTCACATTCTTCTCTATTCATCTTATATTTCCTCTCATTCTCAATTTGTTCTAGCACTATTTAGATATTAGAATCACTAGCAGAATTTACTTCAATACGGCTTTGTGGCAGTCTGTCAAACTTTTCCAAGGCATATTTTTCTACTTCTTCTCTTGAAATATCTATACCAAAATTTCTCAATGCTTCTTTAGGTGGTGATTGATACTCTGATAAAGGATTGTCAATATTGAACATTTTATATTTCCTCCCATTCTTTTATTGCAGATTTTATGACCCAACCCGTCCAACTTATATCATCTATCTGTTCCATAATGTGTTTCAATTTTTCTTTAGCTTCTTCCTCACTTTCTATTCTTATTAACCCTACTTTTTCACTACATTCTGGACCTATTCCATAAAGTTTAGAAATCGGGTTTGTAAGAGTTTTTCCACATACAAGACATCTTGATGTAGGTTCTGCTTTGCCCTGCAAACTCATATAATACATTCCTCTTGTTTCTTTTATAACTTCACCTTGCATTATACAAAGTGGCATAGGCTTTCCATTATTCCATTTATCCTGAAAATCAAAATTGGCTGTTGCTGGTTCTGTCATATATTTCTTAACAGTGATTTTATATGACTTTCCTACTTCCATCTTATTTGATTTCATATGCTCTACTGCATATGTTACTCCACAATGTCTTGCTGGGAGGATAAACTCAAATGGCTTACCCTCTTCAAAATCTTGTTCACTGTACCTATGTAGCTGTTTAAATATTTCTTTCATTGGTCATCCTCTCTACTTGTTCTTGTGTGAAGAATGCAGACTCTTTTAAAAAATATCTTCCGTTGTCAACTTCTTCCTTTTCTCCTTCTTCATTTTCAACCTTCTTTGTTGAACGTTTCCACACTGTAATCTTATGCTTTGACTTTTCACCCTTCTTAACTTGATAACCTAACTTCTTCCATTGTGCATATGTATGTAAGATTATTTTAGTTGGGTCTAAATTATTTAATTGCATATATCCTAATATAATTGCTGTATTTGTCATATTATTTACCTCTTTGTTGTTTTTTATATATTTCTTATTTACAATTATATATATATTGTAATACATAAAAAGGTATTTGTCAATAGTTTTTTATAAAAATACATAAAAAAAGTTACCCACAATTTAATGTGGATAACTTGTTGATAAAAAATAATCTACTGTTGTTTGATATAAACATATTTTCTTCCATCTCTAACTTCCATGTCCAATACCTTATATTTTCCCCCTGCTATATGCTCTTGTTGATTTTCAAAATATTGATTTCTATAATGTTTATTTACTTGTAATGAATTTTTCTTTCCAAGCATTACAAATACAGCAGGCTTATTTCCTCCTAATCCTTCCTCTTCTATAGACTCGTTTACAAAAGAACGCCTAGAAGAAAATCCTCTATAATTTCCATTGAATTGGAAAATTTGTCCTTTCTCTAATTTGTCTGCAGTATAATTAGAATCTTCCACTCGGTATAATTTTTGTTCGGTTGCCTCCATATGGTTTTTCAAATAATCCAGAGCCTTTTTAGACATTGCTTCCGAAGGTGAACCATAACCTCCTCCAACATACATCTCTAATTCATTTGCAAACTCAGAAGATGTCATTGCTTTAGATGAACCTTTTCCACTACCTGAGCTTCTTCCACCCATATTTAATCAACTCCTTTCTTTTTATATTATACATTATAATTTACAAAACTACAAGATGTATCTATATATGATTTTAGTTTATCATAACTTTTTTTAGGACATCTCAATAATATATGACTAGGTTGCAATCTTTTTTCCATATATTTAGCACAATATATAAAATTATCAAATACTTGTGGATTCTTAATACTTCCCACTGCTGATAGCATAATAACACTATCTTTTGGCATTCCATCAAGACACCATTCTAAACTATCTCTTGTTGACCAGTTGGGAGAAGGAATAACTGTAATTCCTTGCATTTGACACATTCTAGCAAACCACAAATTCCGATAATGATTAAATCTTTGCAATGGCTCAGGCATATCTGTATAAAGGCTAAAATCTGACATCACAATTCCTTTATAGCCTTTCAGTACATCAATATATCTTTGAGGGCTGTTCCATATTCTGTTGAATAAATAATCCTGTATATAAAAATGTATAAAATAATCTTTATTCTTACTAGATAAAGCATAATTAAAAGGCAATGTTCTTAGTCCTCGCCTTGGTATAAATAACGACTTTAAGGGTTCCAATATCGGGAACCCTTTATCTGTAAATTCCATTTCAGATGGTGTCTTATACCAATTCAATATATCTTGTCCGTTTAGATATGCATTACTCTTCATTTAATAATTTCTCCAATTTTGAATAGAAATCTTTATAATTATCATTTTCTTTTAGATACTCAACTAGCTTTGATTTACCTTGATATTTGCTTAATACTTCACCTGTTTCAATATCAACTAAAGAGAACCATGCACCGCCTTGTATAACTAATCCCATCTTGATAGCTACATCAACAGCATCAGAAATATAATCAATTCCCTCAAGATATTTAAGCGTATAAAAACCTACTTTTCTATCAGGTCTGCATACTTTAGATTTCACAAGTGCTACATTAACTATATTACCAGCAGGGTTCTCACAAGCTCTGGAAAGATTATTACCCTTTTCATCAATATAGTTTCCTTTTCTAAATTCAAGTCTTGTACTACAACCATGTCTCCAGCATTTTCCACCTGTAGTAGTAGTTCCACCATAAGGGCTATTCATGTCATCTCTCGCCTGATTTATGCCAATAAAGCTTGTTTGTGTTCTTGAAAGAAGTGGAGTTATCT